AAATAACGCAGGTAGTGGTAAAACAGGTGACATTCTTTTCACTACAAAAGGGCATTCCTCTGGTGATACTTATTCTATCACTTTAGAAATGGTTAAAGTTTATTCAGACTAAGGAACGAGTATGGCTAACAAAAATTATGTTATTTCTGAAACTGGTGAGTTCCCAGCACAATACAAAGTATTACATCTAGGAGAAGATGGTATCTATAGACCTATTTTTGGTCCTGATCCTGATCTAGAAGATGCAGAACGTAAGTGTGCTGAGATGAATGGTGATCGTGCTAAAGATGATAAAGGTCATTTTGTAGCAGACGATCCTACGACACCTGATGTCAATGAAGCTTATGTTGGTGGTAAAAAACCAACTAAGAAAAAGACTAAAAAGAAAATAGCTAAGAAAAAAGCTAAAAAGAAATAACTTTAGTCATTGTATATACTTATAGTACCCTATCTAGTAGGGTGCTTTAGGTATTTATTTATTAATTAAAAGGTATTAGATATGGCTGTTGGAATGAGCAAGAAAAAAAGAATGGGCTACATGGGTGGCGGTATGATGATGAATTCTATGAAAAAGAAACCACCTATGAGTAAAATGTTTCGTGGTGGTGGCATGACATCAGATGCTACTCCATCATACAAAGATATGGTTCAAAAGATGTATGGTGGCGGTATGACTAAAAAAAAACTAAACTATGAGGGTGGCGGTATTACTAAGACTAAGCTTAGTGAGAAAGAATTAAAAGGTTTACAAAATGCTGGAGTTAGTAAAACTGAAATTGATGCAATGAGAGGCAAAAATCTTCCAACTGTAACAACAGTCGGAAAAAGAAGAGTTGCTACTGATCCTCTTATAGCAACAAATAAACGCAGAAAAAGAACAAAAAAGCTTCAAGCAGAATTAGATAAAAATCCACGAAATAGTATTACATTAGGAACAAAAAGAGCGGCTCGACCTCTCGATGGAGAAAGATCAAGAGGAAGAAAATATGATCGTTCAAATGCTGGAACTAAGTTTTCAGATAGTAAAAAAGATGTAAAAAACGTTATCTAATGGCTTCTAGAAGAAAAAGAGAAACCCCTATAAGAAAAACTACTAAGGGTAAAGGTGCTAATTACAGACCTACTAAGTCTGGAGCAGGTATGACAAAGAAAGGAGTTGCCGCTTATAGAAAAGCAAATCCAGGTTCTAAGTTAAAGACTGCTGTAACAGGCAAGGTTAAAAAAGGCAGTAAAGCCGCTAAACGTAGAAAGTCTTATTGTGCAAGATCATTAGGTCAATTAAAAAGAAGCTCCGCTAAAACGAGAAACGATCCTAATTCTAGGATAAGACAAGCTCGTAGGCGGTGGAAATGTTAAGGAAAATCAATGGCTACTAGCGGAACAACAGCATTTACATTAGATATAGGAGATATCCTAGAAGAAGCTTATGAGCTTTGTGGTATGGAAATGCGTACAGGATATGATTATAAATCTGCTAAGAGAGCATTAAACTTAGTATTTTTAGAATGGCAAAACAAAGGATTAAATCTTTGGACTCTGGCACAAGGAACTATTTCAGTTACTGCTGGAACTAATACCTATAGTCTAGAATCATCAGCTATAGACGTTGTAGATGCTTTTATTAGAACAGATGCTGGAGATACAACAAAACAGATGGACCAAAGAATGACACGCATATCTCGCACAGAATACAATCATCAATCTAATAAACTTACTAAATCAAAACCTACACAGTTTTTTATTGATAAAAATACTGGTACTAATTCTATTGTATTATGGGCAACACCAGATGATGCTAAAACATATACTGTTATTTATGATTATGTAAAAAGAATAGAAGATGCTGGAATAACAGGCGCATCAAATGCTGATGTTCCTGCTAGATACTTACCTTGTTTAACATATGCTTTAGCTTTTAACATTGCTTGCAAATCTCCATCAGCACAACAAAGAGTACCAATGATTAAAATGAGATATGACGAGCTTTGGAAAGATGTTAGTGAGGCTGATAGAGAAAGATCAAATGTGAAATTTGTTCCTGATCTTTCTTACATGAACTAATATGGCATATGCTATAGGAAAAAAAGCTTTAGGAAGTTGCGATAGATGTGGTTTTACTTATAAACTAAATGAATTACGCTATGAAATATATGATAGTAGAAGAAATGGTTTAAGAGTATGCAATGACTGTCTTGATAAAGATCAGCCACAATTAAAACTTGGTGAAGTAAAAACTAATGATCCACAAGCATTATTTAATCCAAGACCAGATACAGGAAAATCAGAGTCAACAAGATATTCTGCTTTCAATCCTATAGGTGGTGGTGTTACACAGTTTGGATCAAGCACAATGAATTTAAAAATAACTGGTGAGATCGGTAAATTAGAAGTGAGTACAAGCTAATGGCATGGACATTTACAACTTTAAAAAGTGCAATACAAGATTATACCAACAATACTGAAAGTACATTTGTTAGCAATCTTGATGAATTTATTGTAGTTACAGAGGATAGAATACAAAAACTTGTAGAGCTTCCTATATTCAAAAAAAATGTAACTGCATCTCTAACTTCTGGCAATCAATATTTAACCATGCCATCAGATTTTTTAGCACCATATTCATTAGCTGTAGATAATAGTGGTTATAAATATCTTAATTTTAAAGATGTAACATTTATAAGATCATCTTATCCAGTAGCAACTACAACAGGTGTTCCTAAATATTATGCTATATATGATGAAAATAGTTTTATAGTAGCACCTACACCTAGTTCTTCTTTTGGTGTAGAGTTAAATTATTCTTATAAACCTACATCAATTACTACTGCAAGTAGCGGTACTAGCTGGTTAGGAACAAACGCTACTGATTGTTTACTATATGGATGTTTAGTAGAAGCTTATACTTTTATGAAAGGAGAAGCTGATATAATTGCAAACTATGATAAAAGATTTATGCAAGGTATTGATAGGCTTAAAGTTTTAGGCGAAGGTAAGAACACTAAAGACGAAGATAGAACAGGACCACCAAGAAAAGTAGTTAACTAATGCTTCAAAAACCATTGGAAGAGTTGGAAGGTAAAAGTATTGCCCTAGTTGCGATGGGTCAAAGTCAAATAGACTTTCATCTATCTCAAGTACATAGTTATAAGTTTGATGAAGTATGGGCAGTAAACGCAATGATTGGTGTGTTAAAGCAAGTAGATAGAGCTTTTATCCTTGATCCAATGAGTAGATTTTTAGATACAGAAGATGCAGGTAATATGACATCAATGATGAGAGATATGTTGCCTAAAGTTAATTATCCAATATATTCTTGTGATATTGACAGTAGAGTTCCTGCTGTTCAGGAATATCCACTAGAACAAATTGCAAACTATGCAGGTAGTGCATATTTCAATAATACAATAGCTTATGCAATAGCTTTTGCTATATGGTCAAAAGTAGATCGATTATCAATATTTGGAGTCGATTTTACTTATAAATCAAATATGCACTTTGCAGAAGCAGGAAGAGGATGTGTAGAGTTTTGGATAGCAAATTGTATAAATAGAGGTATAAAGGTAGCAGTAGCACCTAGATCATCTCTTTTAGATACAGATGTTGAGCTAACACAAAAACTATATGGATATCATAGATTAGATGATCCTGTAATTACATATCAAGATGAATCAGGTATAAAGGCTTGCAAATGGTCGCAAGTTAAAAAAGAAGAAAAAAAACCTGTAGGCATGATAGGCAGAGAAGATATAGAATTAGAGCCTGTCGAACCAGAAAAATACTAACTGGAGAGTTTGGTGAACACAGATAAATTTGAGATATCAATAGGTGATTTAGGAGTAAAAACAACTAACCACAGAGGACACTCTGTAGAAGAAGTTGCAGATATGGCTGTTGGAAGGCTTGTTTCTATAAGTGATACAGCACCAGATCAAATCAAAGCACAGGCACACGCTTTTAAAAATCAATGCCACACAGTAATTACCTATTACATGAATGAAGCTATCAAGAATCATATGTGTACCATAGGTAATCAATTAGAAAAACAAGGTCATAAAGACCTAGCCAATATCATTAGGAGATTATAACTATGGCTATCACCCAAGCTATGTGTACCTCGTTCAAGAAAGAACTTCTTGAGGGTGTTCACAATTTTAAAAACTCAGGCGGTAATACATTTCGTTTAGCTTTATATGACAGTTCAGCAACAATGTCAGCCGCAACAACAGCTTACTCTACTTCAGATGAAGTGAGTGGAACTAACTATACAGCTAAAGGTAACGCACTAACTCGTGTTGACCCTTCAACATCAGGAACTACTGCTTTCACAGACTTTGCTGATCTAACTTTTGGAACAGCTACAGTAACAGCGAGAGGTTGCATGATATACAATGACTCAGCTTCTGGCGATCCAGCAGTAGCAGTTTTTGACTTTGGCGGAAATAAAACCTCTACAGCAGGTAGTTTTACAATTACATTTCCAGCCGCAGATGCCTCTAACGCAGTAATAAGAATAGCGTAAGAAATGTCAACTGAGGGTTGGAGTCGGGGTACATGGGGGGAAGGTCCGTGGGGTCTACCATCTCAACAGAATATATCTTTTTCTATTACAGGTTTAGGAAGCGCAGGTGCTGTAGGTACTTGTGTTGCTTCAATACCTAAATCAGTAGATGTAACAGGATTTTCTGCAACAGGCAGTATAGGCTCTATAGCATCAGTTGTTGGTAATTCTAATGTTACTGAAACAAATGTAGTTGGAACTACAGCATTAGGAACAATAGCGGCATCTATACCAGTAACAGTAACAGAAACAGGTGTATCTGCTACAAGTGCATTAGGTTCTATTGCATCAGTAATAGGTACTTCTAATGTAATAGAAACAGGAGTGGTAGGAACAGGAGCAGTAAATACTCTAGTTGCTTCTAACCCTATAACATTCCCTTTGATTGATCCAACTACAGCAGGAATACCTGCTACAGGAGCTGTAGGGTCAACAACAGCCGCAGGTGTAGCAATATTAGGAGTATCAGGTGTTGCTTCTACAACCTTCTTGGGTGACGAACAAGTTGTAATACCTATAACACAAGCTATTACAGGTGTAGCAGGAACTGGTAATATAGGAGAAGAGCTTGTAACAGGTGAAGGTTTTGTAGTAGAAACAGGAGAAGTTGGTACTGGTTCAGTTAATTCTGTAACTCCTTCGGCAGGAGCAACAGCACCAGTAACAGGAACGAGTGTTATTGCTACTGGATCAGTAACAGGTTTAATCGTATGGGGTGAAGTAGATGATGCTCAAACTCCAAATTATCAATCAATAGATGACAGTCAAACAGTAGAATGGGAAGAGGTAGCATAGAATGGCAACTTATATAAATGATTTAAGACTAAAAGAAATATCGACAGGTGACGAGTCTGGAACTTGGGGTACTAGTACAAACTCTAACTTAGAGCTTATTGCAGAAGCATTTGGTTATGGCACAGAAGCTATAACGGCTAACGCAGATACACATACTTCAACTATTGCAGATGGAGCAAGTGATCCAGTAAGAAGTATGTATGTTAAGTATACAGGAGCTTTAGACTCTGATTGTACTATAACAATAGCACCAAATAATCTTTCAAAAGTTTGGATGATAGAAAATGCAACAACTGACTCAGGAAGTTCTGGACCTTATAATATTATTATATCTCAAGGCTCTGGAGCTAATGTAACAATACCTAACTCAGCAGTAAAAGTAATTTATTCAGATGGTGCTGGTTCAGGCGCGGCAGTAACTGATGCTTTTACAGATTTAGATATAGGAAACACTTTAAAAATATCAGGCACAACTCCAACACTAACTATAGGAGATGCAGGAGCAGAGGATTCTAAGATAGTGTTTGATGGCAATGCGCAGGATTTTTACATAGGTCTTGATGACTCGGCTGATGACTTAGTGATTGGTAAAGGATCAGCAGTAGGAACGACACCAGCATTATCTATAGATGAAAGTATGAACGCTACTTTTGCTGATGGTACATCAGATGTAGACGTAGCATCACATGATGGCTCTAATGGTTTAAAACTAGGTGGTACACTTGTAACAAGTACAGCCGCAGAACTTAATGTAATGGATGGTAATACATCAGCTAGTTCAGTAACACTTGCAGATGCCGATAGAGTTGTAATTAACGATGCAGGTACAATGAAACAAATAGCAATGACTACTCTTGATGCAGATAGGTTTACAATAACTACAACTGCACCTACTGATGGAACAGGAAAAAGAACTGGTCATGTATTTTATGTCGTATAAAAATAAAGAATAAAGAATGGCTATTAAAATATGGGATGGTGACTCTTTAGAAACACCGAATCCAATAATAATAAAAGTAACTAATGGAAATCATAGGTTCGTTAACTATGCTGTTGTGGTAGAAACAGATGGTTCATTGACTACATTTTATAATGCTATTCATGCTACATCTTCAAATACGACAACAACTTTTAGTACAAGTAAATCGACAACCACAACTTTTGGTACAACAGTTTCTACTAGCAATAGCACAACAACTACTTACAATACGACTGCTTCTACAACAAGAACAACTGCTACAACTGTATCGACTACTACTACTTTTAGCACTAGCAGATCAACTACTACTACTTTTGGTACATCTAAAAACACAACAACTAGTTATAACACAAGTACAAGCGTAACTAGAAATACAACTAGAAGCACATCTAGATCGACTACAACTACTTTTAATACAACTTTTAATACAAGTACGCAATACTTTACTACTAGAGTTACATCTACTTTTACTGAAGTTTTTACAGTCGATGA